CGTTAGGACACTTTCTACCCCATTATTGGAGTACGTTACCCATGACCAAAAACGATCATGAGAAGATGAACTTAACAGAACATCTTAAAACGGTCCATTCCTTTAATGACCAATTGCGAGATCTAAGAGTTTATCTCAAGGATCTCTTAATTCGTATCAAGGGTTTTTCAGAACCGGGCTTAGTGCAATCCTTCTGTGATTACGTCATAAATGGCGTCGTATTTGAGGGTCGCGGCTTTCTTAAGAGCCATAAGGACCTATACATACAGGGTGTGAAAGCACTAGGCGGAGATACTTTGGAATTCGGCGATCGAAAGTTAACGAAAGCCGGATATCCCAGGCACCACGATGAACTCTTTAAGGGTTTAATCGAGTGCCGTACGAATTGGGATTCCAATCCAAAGCAATATCAGTCAGTGTCCAAGAGGATACTATCGGTACTCCGTTGGCCGTATTGTATACGCCTGGAGTTGACACCTGAACAGGTGGAGTCGGAGCTAGAAAGCTTCAGAGAAAGGATTTCACGTCCTGACTCTTTCGACACCGAAGACTGGTCTTATTGTTCAGCACTTACTTTAATCGAGAAGTACTGGCCCTCAAAGGCTGGTGACAAACGAGACACAGTGCTGGAAGATCCTTTGGAACTCTTATTTGATGAGAGGACCTATAAGGGTTATATCTCAAACCGCTCATGGAAGATCCCACTTCCTCTGTCTTACGTTGGTCAAATTGAGATCAACGACCTAATTACTTCTGATGAAGTAACAGGCAAGGTATCCGTTCTTTCTGAACGTGCAGGTAAGACTAGGGTCATTACGGCCTACAACGGTTTTATGAACGCAACCACGATGCATAAAAAGACAGAGTGTTTACTCAAACGTTTTCCTGGCGACTGTTCGCGTGATCAGGCAAAGGGTCATAAAACCACAATGGAGATGACGAGAAAGCCACGGCAGAAGTCGCACATTGTCTCTGCAGACCTTTCGGCCTTTACAGACATGATGAACATTAGCTCGGTGATATGCCTTTTGGAGAAGTTAAATTCTTCTACTTTCGAGCATCTCATCAGGGCACCAATAGGTATTGGCGACGAGTTAGTATATCCAAATCGCATGTGCATGGGCCTGAGGGGGACTTTTGAACTTTGTTCAATCCTCCATAACCTCATTGTACTTGATTGCACCGACAAGCATTACGCTTTATGTGGTGATGATCTCGTGGTGGACCTAGATCGTGAGGGGTTTATGAAATATTTGAACCTCCTTGATTCTTTTGGTCTTGTACTAAACGAGTCTAAAACAGTTACCTCTCGGGACACAGCTATCTTTTGTGGTAAAGTATACCATAAGGGTCTTGATGTTACCCCTGTGACTGTTCCGATATTTAGCCTAAAGAGGATGTCCTTAAGGGACTTCGACATGGCGGCTGGTAGGCTGTTAGGTGATAACACTGACGGGGTAATAAAAGGAGTACTTTTAAGATTCTTAAAAGCCCTTTACCGCCGGTTTCGTGGTAAGCCCATACCTCACGCTTTGCCCAACAAGTTGGGTGGGTGGGGTACAGATACTAGTTATGGCTTAATCCGTTGCTTAGAAAAGCGGTGGATACGAGCCAGGGCGTGTCTTCCTTTATCCGTGAAGCCTCGGGAATACTATATCGATAATCGATTAATGTACACCGATCACTTCAGGACTACTCACGTCAAAAGACTTCCTTGGACCGAGTCACTTTTAGTGACAGGCGGCCTGAGGCGAGTTAAAAGGCAAAAACGTAAAAACGGAAGTGTTGGTCTTAAGGGAATAAACGACTTACTTGAGTATTACTATTTTTCGACTCCTTTAGTCGTCATTTAGTAGTACCTGACGTAAGTGGAGTAGGGC